TTGACATTCAAGCACAAACCAAAAAATTCTCACTACCTGATTTTGCCATTGAATCGGCGCAGCTTGTCGAAATCCTCAGAAAATACTCACCCTCAGGCTTGCAAAAACTTATGAAAATTAACCCTGATCTTGCAGCACTCAATGCCACGAGATATTTGAAATGGGGCTTACCCTTTTCGCCCGAAAATGCAAAGCAGGCACTACTGGTTTTCAATGGTGAAGTTTTCAATGGTTTAACTGATGAAGTTCATTCTTTAGCCACTCATTTTTCTGATCCTTATAACAGTATAAATCCAGAATATCTTGGGCATTATAATAGTTTGAATGATGCGATGAAAGAAGTTGGTAAACCAAATTTAGAAACAACTGATGCTCAAAAAAAATTAAATATAGATTCTGGTCATGGGATTGGTACTGGTGGTTTGGGAGAAGGTGTGAATTCTAGTGATATCACGGATGAGCCAATTGTGGAAAATAGTTTGTCAGAAAATTTAACTAATGAAAATAAAATTAAATCTATTAATGAAGTTGCTGATATTGCTGGAGCTTATATTCCTGGTTCTTGGGGTGCTGCAGCAAATAATCCTAACACAACGGAAATAAATGGTGATATAAGTTTAGATTTAATGACTCCGGAAGGTAATTATTTAACACAAGATGGAAAAAATATTGGGGTTGGTGGTTATGGTGATAATTTTGACAATGATAAATTAGAAAAAATATCTAAAAATATTAATACTGCATTTCCTGGTGCATATGGTTCAACTTTAACTGGTGCTAATAACATGCTGGATGGAGAATCTTTGGGTGATCAAGTTAAAAGTGTTGGTGGTAATTATTTAATTGGCATTAATGGAGATGATGCTGGGACAGTCTCTGACGAAATAACTAATTACCAAAAAGGAAATCCCTTAAGTAACATATTAGGCTCCCAGACAGACTCTCGAGGGGTGCAGGGGAAAATGAAATCTTCTACTGGTGACATAGAAAAAGGTATATACCCAAAAACAAAGAAAGTTCCTACTCAATTATTAGCATTAGATGAAAAAACAAAGGTAATTAAGCAAGTGAAAGATCCAGTTATGATAATAACACATGATGATGATGGAAATTTACAAAATTTTATAGCAGAAAGAGAAGAATACCCACAAGTACCAAAAGGGCAAAGTTCTGCATACATAGATAATAAAACTAAAGAATCCCAAGATATGCCAAATGAAATTCATATGTTATTAGATTTAGTAGCTAAAAGTAATCCTAACAATGATAATTATTTAAAGAAAGATGCTAATGACAATTCGTTATTATCAGAAAAAGAAACACAAAAAGAAAATTTAAATAAGATTAAAAATTTATTTGTAAGTAAAAATGTCATACCTAATAGCCAAAGAGAATTTGATGAAATTGTTTTTAATGAATTGAAAATGGATTCTAATGAATTAAATTTAATTTATTCAAAAAATAATGATGGAGCAGCAAACATACAAAGTGAATTAAGTAAAATAAATGTGGATATTAATGAAGAATTAGAGAGGGGTGTTGATTTTTCTTTTTCAGCTCCAAAAGAATTGACTGATGAACAAATAAAAACACAACAAATTGATTTACCGATAAATGTTGCAAATAAAATATATGGATTATAATGGGAACTATTAATTATACAAATTTCACATCTGCTGATTACCAGAAAATACAAGCTGGTCGGAAAGATCCAAAACCTCAATGGAAAATAATAGTACACAAGGATGGACAAACTTTTGAAGACGTGAAATCAAGTAAACCTATCAGTGATGAATTTGAAGCATGGCTGATTGTTTTAACAGATGATGTTAAAAATATGATCGTTGATGCGATTGATTCAATAAGTTCTGATACTGATGCATGGCTGAAAAAGAATGCTACTCAAATTAAAAACAATATCCAATTCAATAAACAAAAAGAATTAGAAGAAGTTGAAAGATCTTCATTATTAACTGAATATGATGATTTATATTCTTCTTTGACTCCTATAGAAAATGATAGAATTGCAGAAGTCGATGATTTATTTAGGTATTTAATGTATTCTCAAGAACAAAAACAAGAAAAAAGAAGAAATGTAAGATGGCAATTAGATACATTTAATTTAGATTCAGAAAGATTGAAAAATTTAAGAGGTACTAGAGAACAACATAATGCTCAAATAAAAACTTGGTCATTAGTCATAAAAGAATATATTAATAAACGTACTGAAAAAGGTTCTGGTCTATTTAGCAAATTAAGTGAATATGTAAATAATGGGGCAGATGGTAATTTACTAAGCGATGTTTCTAATTTATTTAAAGACGTTAATTTAGCAGATGCTGGTGCTATGGCGGGATATTTAATTGGTGGTCCAGCTGGATCCCTAATTGGTGGCAAAGTGGGAACTTTATTAGGTGGAAAAGAATCTAGTTCTTTAGGAATAGGTTTAAATGCTGTTTTTGGAGATCCTACTGCTTTAACAGACGTAATAAGTAAAAATTCTTTTGGTAATGTTATTGGCGATAGTATAATTTCTGGTGGTATAGGTGGCATGTTAAACACTAACGGCATTCCTGGGCTATCAGAAGGATTCTTGACAAAAGAAACTTTAAGTAATATTGGTCAAATTACTAATATTGCAGGTTCTTTAGTGCCAAATGAAATTGGTTCTGGATTAAAAGCTAGTGGGACTTTGCTTCAAGGTGGATCATTACTAGATTCTATAAATTCCAGTATAAATGGTTTTACAGAAAATGGCTTTACTGGTGCTATTACCATGTTGAATAATAATTCAAAAGGTTGGAATGGAACTACTGGAAGTTTGATAACTGGTTTTGGTGGAGCAACTGGTGTTGGTGATATTATTAATAATACAGTTAATCCTTCAGGGATAAATAATTTAATAGCCAATGGCATCAGTGGTGAATCAGGTGGAGGAGGAACTAAAAGTCCTCTCAGTGATGTGTTTGGTAGTGGTGGTGCTAATGCCTTTTCTAGTTTATTAAGTAGCAAGAACTACGCAGGAGGAGCGTTAAAAGGAAAATCATCTAATGGTGTTAATATAATTATGGGAAAATTAGTTAATCCTTCACCATCGACATTTGGTTCTTCTTTTTCAAAATCATTAAATGTTAGTAATTTATCTGGTAACATTGTGACTTCTGCTTTTGGTGGTGCTCTAGGAAATGTTGTCGGTAAAACAGTTGGTGGTATGGTTTCTGATCTATTAAATCCTAATGTTTCTAAAAATTACAATGGTTTTAATATTGTTGGGGATCTTTTACGTGGCACTAGTGGGGCAATTTCTGGACCATTAGGTAAAGCTATGAATTCAAGTGGTAAATTACTCCAAGGTAAGACGATTACGGATAATGAATTATTGGGTATTTCTTCAATGAAAAATACTCCTGTTGGAAAATTAACAAGCACATTATTAGGAAGAGGAACTGTGTCTGGTGATGGTGGGTTTGCAGGATTAGGTAACGGTGTGACTCCTACTATATTAGGTGGTGCTGTTGGAAAATTTTTAGCTGGTAATAAAGGAGATAAATTAGGAAAAACAATAGCTCAAAGCTTAGATAACCAACAAGTGGGTTCTGCAGTCTTTAATAATTTCGGTAGCCAAATACACCAATTAGTTCCAAAAGACGCTAGGAAGTATGTTAATAGAAGTGTGTTAAAAGCTGGGTTAACAGCAGATGGAGATAAATTAGTTAATGCTAGTGGGAAAATTGCTACAAATTTAAAATCAACTTATATTAAAGAAGCGGTCAATACTGTTTCTAATACTACAAATGCTGCAGTCAATAAAGGAGTGAGTTCATTAACACAACAACAAGTTAATGATATACCTAAAGCTAGTGTGATTAATAAAAATGAAGTTTCTGGTAATATAAATAATTTATTGACATCATTATAAGGAATAAATGGCTTTACAAAATATACAATTTAATTCAGTTAATATAGTGGAAAATCCTATAGAATTAGGCAATAAATTTTCTGATGAATTAAATATACATAAAATTAAATGTAAATTTGAAGAAAAAAATCAATCAATAGTTGATAAAGAATTATTAATTTGGAATAATAGTTTTAATATTGATGATTTATCACCTTCAACTTCTAATGTATTAATTCAAAGTACAGATTGTTATATCGGATTAACAGATAATGTTTATGATCCTACTATAGATGATTTCACTATTGAAACATACGATATAACTGGGACATTAATTAATAATTCTGGTTTAATAGATTATGATAAGAAATTCCCAACCACTTTAAAATATTGTAAGTTTCACCCAGAATGGAATAATGATTATTCTATTGATGGTAAATTCTCTTATATGGATTCAGACACAGAAATTATTTATATTTGTGTGGAAAATAACACAGCATTTGATTATATCTATCATGCTAAAATAGAAAATGGAGGAAAATTTGCTTTTTCAAACACTATAAGAATAAATTCTGGTGAATTTGCTCATTTGGCTTTTAAAAAACAAAGAGATTATAACCCTGTTTATTCGACGGCTATTCCAAACGGATCCATTAGTTATGATTTATTAGGAGATTCAACTGTTTTAACTTCAACTTATTATTCATCAAATAAATTATCCATAACTATAGACAATAATAAAAATGAAAATATTGAATTATTTGCCACTACGATTAGCAATGTAAACAGCCAAGAAATGTATTCAAAAACTCCATTAGTTATAATTTCGGCAAACACTACCAAGACTTTGGAAATTAAAGAATATGATTGGGGATTCAATGAATATAGGAATGTAGTTCCAGCAACTAATAGTTCTTCATTATCAATAAACATACCTATTATATCTTCTGATACAGTGAATTCATTTATTGATATGCAATTAGAAATCGTTTACGCAAAAACTTCAACTGCTAGTTCATTTGATTATTCTATAGATGGTGGAACAGTAAATACGGAGATAACACAAGGCATAGAAGGTTTCATTAACTCTGTTTTGATTGAAGATTTAGATCCCACAATTATCCATAATTTAATAATTAATAATACAGTTGGTTATCCTAGAATAGTCGCTATAGAAGTCACAAGAAAAAGAAAAACTATATATGATTCATTATTATTTAGTTTTACTGATAATAAGATATTAGGTATAACAGATGATATAGATAAATTTTCCAATTTAGATATTTATCCTGAATCAGAAAAATTGTTAAGTTCAAATCAAGTTTTCACTAACCAAAACAACACATGGTCAACATCATTTTCGCAAGATTTTGTTTTCGCAAATAATTTTGAGGAAAAATATCCAGAAGCTCAGTTGAGTGTATATTCAAATATAATTTCCGGAGAAGTTTATTTTGAAAGAATAAGAGGAAGTTATACTGATAGGACTGATTTATTAAACAACACAATGAATGAATTAATTATTAACAATGATGAAAAAGGAACTTTGATTTTTTCTGGGACCACCATTGATCCTATAAAATTAACAAATATTAGATTACCATATTTTTTAAAGAAGAATATTAATTCTATTGAATACTTTGATCTATATATCGCTATCAATGGAAATTTGAATTTAGAAGATATTAATTTGAATGATCACATAGAGATAACATCTGTATTCAAACAAAATCAATCTACTTTTGAAATCCAAGAAGAAGAAGCAGCACAAGATTACCCAAGTGATGATCCACCAGAAATTGCAGAAATTATTATGTTTGCTAGTAATAATCCTCCTAGAAAATTTTTAGAATGTGATGGCAGTGAAGTTTCGATAACTAAATATGAAAATCTTTATGATTCATTAGCAAATTATGAAATCGATGATGGTATTATTTGTGCATTAGATAATTCTACTAATACGATTTTATTAAATAATCACGGATTAAAAAATGAAGATGTTATAGAATTATCTTCCAGTGGCACTTTACCACCAGAATTTATTTTTGTTAAATATTTCGTTATTAATGCTACTAATGATGATTTTCAAATATCTTCAGAAATCAATGGTAGTGTTTTGGTATTTTCTGATAATGGTTCTGGGGTTATTAAATTCCATACAAAATTTAAAATACCAGATTACAGAGGTAGATTTATTAGGGGATTTGATAATGGTAGATTATTAGATAAGAATTCAACTACCAGAACGAATATAAATGGGATTGTTATTGGTGATAAAATTAATTCTTACCAATCAGATTCTTTACAGAGTCATAAACATAATGATTCAGGTCATAATCATTCAGTGGTTAGATACGGATCAATAGTTAAATGGCAACACAATTCTCAACATACTAATTTTTGGGGAACCTCTACGCAATGGACTGGTTATGGTTACGCAAATTTAGGAGACCCTGTTGATTCTGGTACTGGAGCTGGATCGCCAAAGTTGAGCAATGAAACCAGACCAATTAATAAAAACGTTCAATTTTGTATAAGGTATGAATCATGATTACAGGGCAAATAATAATTTATACTAGCGAAAAAGGTTTACCGAATGGATGTTTAGAATGTGACGGTGCTGCAATATCAAGATTCACGTATAACAGATTATTTAATGTGATTGGTATAGCACACGGAGTAGGAGATGGTTCGACCACCTTTAACATCCCAGATTTGAGAGGACAATTTGTCAGAGGTAGAGATAAAGGTGCAGGCAATGATCCAGACGCAGCAACAAGAACAGGTTATAACAGTGGCAGTTCTGGTGATAATGTTGGAAGCGAACAAGATTTTGCCCAACAAAAACATAAGCACACTGATGCAGGACACAGGCATACTTATACCAGATATTCTTCAATTGATGGTAACCCATATTTTGGTCCAGGATGGAGAAGCAATAGTAATATAAATTCTGGAACTGGTTACGCAAATTTAGGAGACCCTGTTAATTCTGGTACTGGTACTCCTAAAGTTGGGAATGAAACTAGACCAACAAACATAAGTGTTAGATATTGTATAAAATATTAGGTTTATAAAATATGAATAATGATAAAAATATTGGATTAATAAAGATTTTAGCAAAAGAAATAATACCAGATAAATTTTTAGAATGTGATGGTTCTGAATTATCAAGAGAAATTTATTGGGAATTATTTAGTATCATTGGTACCACATTCGGAGAAGGTGATGGTAATTTGACATTTAATATACCAGATTTTAGGGGAGAATTTATTAGAGGTTGGGATAACGGAGCAGGGATAGATCCAGATGCTGGTTCCAGGACTGCTATTAATAATGGTAATTCTGGAGATAATATTGGTAGTATACAAGATTTTATGATGCAAAAGCACAAACATATTGATTCAGGACACACACATTTATATTATAGATATGCTGCATTAGATGGTTCTGGAACTAATCCTTTGAGGGATTTATCCGTGATTTGGTATAATACTAATGGTGTTTCAACGAGTACTAATTCCGCATCTTTTGGCGATCCTTCAAATTCTGGAACTGGAGCAGGAACTCCAAAACACAGCAATGAAATCAGACCAAAAAATATTTCAGCTAGATTTTGTGTGAAATTTCAATGAAAATATTAATATTACATAATAATTCTTTTCATTTTAAATTCCCATTCAAACATTGTTCCGTAATCACAGAATATGACAATGAATTTTATTTTGATGGATACGATATAATTTTCTGTGATGAATTTTATGCTAAAAATATATTAAATAAAAATTTGAGGCAACCAATAATTTTATTATCAAATAATTATGATGAATATTTAGCAAAAGAATTGTTTAAGATAGGTTTACAAGATTATTTTACTATTAAATATTTACGAGATAATATTAAAGACGTCGGAAGATTATTATTCCAAGCTATTGAAAGAAAAAAATTACATTTTAAATTAAATAAATTATCTAACATAGATGGTTTGACAAAAATACATAATCATTTATATATTAAGAATTATTTGAGGAAAATTTTCCAAAATTCATTAAAAAATAATATTATTTTTAGTTGCGTATTAATTGATGTTGATGATTTTAAAATGATCAATGATTATTGTGGTCATTTGAAAGGAGATTTAGTTCTAACTCATATTGCAAAGTTATTGCAAAGTAATTTCCGAACTAAAGATGTTGTTGGTAGATACGGAGGAGATGAATTTATTGCTATATTACCAAACACCGATGTTTCGGAAGCAAAAACATTAGTAAATAAAGTATTGGATAAAATTAGAGAATGTGATTTTCATGTAAAATACAAATTAGATTATCGCAGTGATTTTTTGTACAACGTAACAGTTAGTGTCGGTATTTCTGAATTTAATAAAAATTTAACATCTTATGAAAAAGTAATTTCTTTAGCAGATAAACTATTGTATGAAGCTAAGAAGTGTGGTAAAAATAATATCAAAATTATTTAAAAAAAGTTTACGGTGTGTTTATGTTAAAAGCTTATAAATATAGAATATACCCAAATAAATCTCAAATTAAACATCTAGTACACTCCTTTGGGTGTGCTAGATTCATATATAATCAAGCTCTAGATTATAAAATTAATAAAAAATCATTCAATTTAGTCGGATTTAAAAATAAACTGAAATGGTTGAAACTAGAAAAAACAAGAAGCATTTTAAATTCCCTAAATTTAAGAGTAAACATCATATACCCACAACAGGATGTTAAAAAATCATTCATTCGCAAGAAATATATCAGATTGTAGTTGGAGTAGTTTTATTAATATGTTACAATATAAAGCTGATTGGTATGGAAAAAATATTGTCTTCATTAATAAATTCTCTCCATCAAGTAAAACATGTTCTTGTTGCGGGTGGATTAATAACGATTTAAAATTAAATCATAGAGAGTGGCAGTGCGAAATCTGTAGCACAGAGCATGACAGAGATATCAACGCTGCTATAAATATTAAGAGATTTGGTTTAAATAAAACACCGTCGGGACGACGGGAAGAGCTTGTCGAGGCAGTTCATTAGAACGCCAATGAAACAAGAAGCTCTTAATTAAATTAGGAGTGGTTCATGCACGGATTAGGTTTATTATCAGAAGACACAGATGAAAGAGATTTATTTTTTTCCAAGATAGTATTAGAGGAAAAAAGATTACCTTCATCAGTAGATTTGACAAGTTTACAAGGACCAGTTATGAATCAAGGTAAATTAGGTGCTTGTACGGGATTCGCATTAGCAGGACTTAGGATTTTTTTAGAAAATAAACATGCATCATTTATAGACAACAAACCAATAAACAAAGAAAACATTAAATTGAATCTTTGGCATAAGTTTTTAAAATTTATTGGTATTCTTGATCAAAGTTCTTTTGTTAATTATTCTCCTTTATTTATTTATTATGAGATAAGAAAAAAAGAAGGCAATTTAGATTTTGATTCTGGTGGCACCATTAGAACAGGCATGAAAGTGCTTGAGGAACTCACAGAGGTGGTTGGGGACGAATTCAACTGACAATAGAACCTCGTGCTGCCAGCAATCTGT